ACCAAATAAATCATAGGTCTTCAGGATACATTCTTCTGCGTTCTTCTTGTCGAGAGTAAAATCTTCTCTTTCTATATTTCGGCACATTCTCTCGATAAGAGCTTGTGTTTTGGGTGAGTAGTCCATTAGTCACCTACCCTTCTCATTTCTTCTTCGAACGGGTCGAACTCCTGCTCTCGTTCCACAATATAAGTGTCGGGTGCTATCTCTCTTACACCATGCTCTTCGTGGTCTATGTGCGTTACTCCTGACCTAAAATGCATCACGCCGTCCTTTTCATAGACCGTATAATCCCCGTCTATAAGTCTATGAGCATGACCCGTTACCTCACCCCTTGCCAATATATTCGTTTTTACTTCTTTAGCCCCTTCTGGTATTGCTTTGATACTTTTGATACACAAATCACCATGTCTGTAAATCATTACACACCTCCTTTTTGTAACTTGGTTTTAAAGAAACTTGCGAATTGATATGTTATTCCCCATCCCCTTTTTCACATTTAATATATTTATTTTTATAGTCGCCTTTTTGAGTATTTTCATATAATCATTATAATCCCCCTCTGGTTTATAATTATATGCTATTACATGATGTAACTTATCATGCCCTATATACCGCCCGCAGGTTTCAAATATAATTGGCGGATACATTACCGCATCCTCATTATTTTTATCTTCAAGCTGGTAATGATCATACCAAGTGATAGCTACTCGTTTATTTATAAGATTTTTCATTCCTACACATCCAATATCTTATCGTATCAGCATAACAAGCCGAAAAAATAAATGGCATGCTGAAGATAGTAACGATAATTGCAAATATAAAACGCACCATAAACAATGATACAATTAAAATATTATACATTTTTGGCATTTTTCAATTCCAGTTTTAATGCCATCTCAAGTGTTTTTAGATAACTCATCGTAAGTCTCGGCATGGTTTTTTCTGCGATCAACAGTTTTTCTCTATAATCTTTCCCATACTTTTTAGCTATTTGCTTCTTCATTCTCTCTTTTGCTTCCGGGTTTCTGTGCCATTCATTGTGGCATAGTTTTGCCCAATATGCGGGATACCAGCAGGCAAGCATTAAATTCGGGATATAAAACTTCAATCGGGGGTGCGCCCCTTCGCCGAGGATATGAAACAGCGATATATTTGTCTGATACCGCCCACAGAACTCGCAACGGCTTCCACGCTCTTTTTTCAGCTTTTTTCTTATCAATGCCTTTATTCTATCTTCTAAAAGTTTACGCTGTGATTTCTTCTTCGTCATAGTAATCCTTATATATTTGTAATATAGCGGATACTCTTTTTTGATTTATTGTATCTTCTTTTGGTATATGTTTTTTCATAAATACGAGCCAAAATAAATTTGACATATTTTTAGCATACACTTCTTTATATCTTTCTATATATCTAACTATAATACCTTGCCTCCAGAACTCGTCCTTGACTTCATATTTTGAATTTACAGCTTTTTTGTCTATATATTGCCTTATTTCTATCGGTTTATCCGGGTATGGCTCAAACCTACAATCAGATATAAATTGAGTTAGCCAATATGCACACTCAAAATTGAACTCATCTATGCTTATTTCCTTATTTCTTAACTGTTTTAACAGATTTTTCCCTAATTCCGGCATACCTTGCTCTACTTCCGCCATTTGTCTATGCCCTCCGCGTCATCTTTATACTTTCCTTCTAATACCTTGAGATAGTTTTCATCGTTTTTTATCAGCCAATCGAATGAGATTCGCCACCCTCTTTTATTATTACCCTTTAAAAAGCTACTTCTTGGTATTAAGGAGATAGCAGTATTTATATTCTCGACAAAATGCTTATTTTCAAACCTTCTCTTTAAATGCAATCTTCTTCCTTCCGATATTCTTATTATCCTTGAAAGTGTGGGAATTTTATCACAGACAAGGTTCCAGGAGGAGAGGATTTTCTTTTCAAGCATTAAATAAGGGCTACTGTCCTTACCTACCTTACCTATATCTACACCTATATCTCTATTATTAATGTCTTTACTATGTATACATATATTTAACTTATCTTTACTTATCTTTACTTTACTTATTGCAGAGTCCTCTGGAGTACTCTGGAGTACTCTGGAGTACTCTGGAGGTGGTATCTTGCTTTTCGCTTCTTTGTTCTTATCTATCCTCTGGTGGTCATGAAAGCGCGATATTTGTAAATACCTGTTTTCATTTATGTTATACAACTTTATCAATCCAACATTATGAAGGTCGCACAATGCTTTTTCTATGGTTTTCTCCGTCCACCCAAATTGTGGAACGCACTCTATTTTAATATCTGCTGGGTCAGCAACAAATCTGCCCTCGACGTCTACATGGGGATATATCATAAAATATAATGTTCGTGCCTTGTCGTTCTTTAAGGCACCCATTTTTTTGCTTCTGCGTATTTCTTTCTTTATCATTCTCCCATCTGCCATCAGGGTTTCTCCGTTTCATATTGTTCCCAGAAGGCTCTTGTGTCTATATTAAATATATCCTGCACAACCTCATCAACACGTTGCATATATTCGCCAAACTCTGTCTTGGTCAAATCAGTTGTCGTTGCTTCTTCAATCTCTTTAAATTTTCCCCTATCGAATATTTTTTCTGATAAAATATAAGCTTTTAAATCTAAATGCAATGCTTCTGGGGAAAAATGCCCTTGATCTTTAAGCCCCGCCTCGTTTATTAACCACGTCAAAAACAGCCAATATAGCGAGTTTTGTGAAATGGTGCGGGTAGACCCCCATTTTACCGTAATAATCGTTCCTACGGGCGGTATTTTGCGATTAAAGCGTATTACAGCGAGCAGTTCAGACCCAGTTTTTATCTTTAAGACCTTACCCTGCACTTTTGGCATTAAAAATCCACCCCTTCTTCGCTTCGCCTTTTCTTATCAAATATATAAAAAACTGTATTTGGGAATATATTAAATTCTACAAACTGCTTTCCTTTGTCGGTTTCTTTGTAAGTGCCAACCTTGAGCCATCTAACCTCTTCGTTGCCATTCTTGTCTACCCACGATTTCTTAACACATATATCTTTGTAAGTCATTATCTTACCCTTTCCGTTATGCTGTCAAGTTCTGCGCAGAATTCCTCAAGCTCTTTTTCAAGTGCTTTTAAAAACTTTTTATCCGGCTTTATTCTTATAAGCAGAGGACGGAGGCCAGGATAGAAGCTGAAGAAGTCCACCCATTTGCGCCCAGTTACCAATAACTGCCCCTGTATTTGCTGAAAATACTCTTTCGGCAATTCGTTATTAAGTAAATATCCTATATGAACCGCACTTGAAGGGCATTTAATCTCAATAAGACCACCCTTCCCCACAAGCCCGTCTGGAGAGCAGGCAAATAGCTTGCGGTCGTCTTTATAGCAGATACCGACCTCTTGAACGTCGTTTCCTGTGGTAAACTCGTAGAATGCCCTCGCTTCGGGTTCGAGTTCTGTGCCCCGTTGCATATGAATGCTCTGGTAGGTTTCTTCTGCGGTCCCCGTAATCCGCTCGGCCACAAGGCGGTACATATACTTCTCTCTCTGCTTTGACGGTTCTCCCTTCAGGGTTACTATCTTATCAAAGTTAGAGCTTGTAGGTATCCCAAGACGGCATTTTTTCCACTCATCTGTGCCTTGGATTATATTTTCTTCAAAAATCATGGTTTAAACCCTTATAGGAATGCCCGTTTTTCAATTCTTCTCTGCAACAAAACGGGGGTTTTTTTGTAAAACTCCTTCTACCCTATACCCACCCCTTACCAATTTATGTTTTTTGCCAAAACGGTAATAATAAAGGGGGCAAGTTTCAATTTCGCAGTTTTTAACTTCTGAAAAGGATCCGCCAGCACAGTCAAGGCATTTAAGGCGAATGGCTTTTAGGGGGGATATTTGCCTTTTAGCCATTATTTTTCCTTGCTCTTTTTGCGGTTAAGAGCCGTTATGGCTTGGTCATATTTGCTCGTAGGAAGCTGTGCAACGTCCTCTACACCAAACGCTTTGCAGAATTTCGCTATTACAACCCCCTTGTCTGCGATAAGGTCAAGTATCTGGTTTGTCTGCTCTTCGGATATGGTGGTATTCGCAGATTGGCCGTCATCATCTTGGTCGCAGGTGGCAAGACCGGTCAAGGCGAGAAGCGTATAGCGTTCGAGATAGGTAATCGTTGAACCTATCGCCTGTATTGCGTTTTTTGAACCGGACATATCCGCCGAAGCCGATAGCGAGGTTTCCTCACTATGCCCTTTGACATGGGTAATTTTACAAGTTACAATTATTTGCCCATTTTGTTTTGTATTCCATGAAGCGGAAAGCCCGTGCTTTGATAGCTCAAAGTTAATTTTTTCCGTTACATTAGCCAAAGAAGCATGGCTATATTTTACATCTTTATATTTAACGGTCCGGTCTTTGTCGATTTTGGGCGGGTTAGCTTTGAAAGCCGCCATTGCCTCGTGATATGCCTTCTTCGCTTCGTTCCTCTCCCACCGTTCTTGAAGGGTAAGCAACTTTTCTAATTTATCGAGGTCTGCCCCCTTTGATATTGCAAGTTCTATCACCTGCGACGGTATCCGGTTTTCTGCTTTTTGCAGTTTAGTATCTTGTTCCATGATATTCCTCCCTATTTAATTGACGGGCTTCTCGGTCACGATAAAAATCCCTCAAATCATCGTCCGAAAATTCTTCTTCTGCATCTGTGCATCCGTTCGGGCAAATGTAGCCATAAAAATCATCTGGGTTTAATTTTTCTCCGCATTTTTCGCAAAACATACGCACCTCCTCAATAAAAAAGTCCGAGAGGGGTAAATGCTGGGACACAGCCCCGGCGTCTCACGATCGCCGACCTCTCGGACATATAAAAAAATCGTCCTTATATTTACCCTTTTTTGTTTACCCACCTGATCCCCCGTTCTATGCTTTTTCCGCTACACCGATAATTCTATCGAAATCCGCCAATAGCTCTTTTATATTAGGAAGTAATGTTGTGGCAATTTCAAGGCGCCCCATAACTTCCCGCTTGATATTATCGTTTCCTTGGAACCACGCAATAATGTTATTATTATTTAAGTGTAGCATTAACTTTAAAACCACAACGATTTTTGCTTTTTTAAGATTTTCTTCTGTATATTCTCTGCGCCCCTTTTTATTTCTTGCAATATCACCCAACAAATTAAAACTTTCCCAATGCCTTAACTGCGATGGCACAATATCAACGCCCAGATCTTCTTTTATTTTTCTGCATAACTCGATCGGTTTCACCTTAAAATATCTCCTTTCTTTTTAGCTTTATAAACAAGTATATACTAAAATTTGCCAGATGTCAAGTTTTTTAGAGATTTTTTTTTAATAAAATTAAAACTATATTTATAAATCAACTATATTGTTTTCCGGCCCGCCTACAAGTAAGACAGATTTTTTTTTCATTTTTAGCCAAGGCAAAGCCACAAATAGGGCACATAATACTGGAGTTATACTTTTTTACTTTTGTATGCCTAAAATATATTTTTGAAAAAATACTCCAGTTATAATTATGTTTACTATTCGCCATTTGAAAATCTGGTTTATACGGGCTTGACATAGATCCCCCCTATCCATTTATAACATCTTTTAATGTATATATAAGTTTTTGTATTTCCGGCTCATTCTCTTTTATAAAACTCACCGGCAATCTAATCTGCGAAGTTCCTATATCAAGCACAACTTCATTGTCGCTTTTTCTTGTATAAAATTGTGCATTTTCAAGCTTGCTGATCGTAATCGTTGGTCTATTGCTCAATTTAAGCGTAAATCTATTTTTTATCATACTCGCGCCCCTCTTTTTTAAAAAGTCTTGAATTTGGGCCGATTTTGTGCGAAAAACCGCTATTTTTTAATAGCTCTCAAACCCTTTTCTGCGTCATCTGCTATGGCTATCCTTATAATTTTCCCGCAATGCTCACAGGTTAAGCAGGGCTCGCAATACAAAACCCACAATCTCGGGTCATTTTTATCTTTTTCAAAGGTATAATTGACGTTTATATTTGTCAAGCTGGTCGGTCATAAACTTCAATTCCTTTTTATCTTTTACTGCTACAGATAACCGTATCGGCGTCCATTTGTTATCCATTATTTTACCTCCTTTATAGATACCTTTTCAATGCCCCGCTCAAGCTCGCTAATAGTAGCAAACGCCTTTTTGGATAAATCCAATCTCCGTCCATGGTTATATAAGCTTTTGCTCGGCCCCCTGTCGGTAACAACCACACACACGGTTTTCCCGTTGCGCAGGTTCGTAACAAAGAGCTTTGTCCCAAATGGGTAATCCCATGACGCACATGTAAGTTTTTCGTCATCCAACGCCCCCCCGTTTGCCATTATTCCGCTCGTGCCCTCTCGCATACAACTCTCTACGCTATACCAAGAGGTTTTTGTTATTACATCAGAGTAGCAATTTTGCCATGACAAAATCAAAAGCACGACTAATAAGCTGATTTTCATATCCCCCCCCCTAAAATTTATATCCAAAAACAACCATCCAGTTGTTGAATTTTGAATAATCTTCATTAAACCCCATATATGGGGAATTGGTTTCCATATCCATATCGGCGAAGGTAAATCTTCCCTCGATGATAAATTTCCCGAAGTCAATGCCTGCAAAAACCTTACCGTTGATTTCATTCTCAAGGTCTGCGTCATATTCGTAGTATTCACTAAAAAAAGTATAGTAATATCCTACCCCACTCCCAACATAGACCCATTTATCAAAATAAATTTTTCCGGCAATAAACGGATCTACAAGATACGCCATGCCGATATCCGAAAACCTTGACGCAAAAGTATTTACGCCCGCTTCAATGCCGAAATGCCCCATTTTCTTCTCATAGCTCAACTCAATTACTGGGCTGTCTTTCATGCTGTTACCGGTCAAATCGAGGTATCCGGTTTTGACTTTAAAAAAGTCTTCTCCATAGCACGGTGTCGCTATCAAGAGCAATATTAGTAATAGATATTTCATCATAAATCATCCCCCTGCGTACTATTATTGTCTTTTTTAATAAATAGTTGTGCAAAAATATCCCGCAAATTATAATATCCTTTACAATGCAGCCAGCACCAAAGCTTCAAGCGTATGCAAAATACTTTCATCAACATCACCCCCCTCACGCAATATTTTAATACTTTTTTCAATATCTTTTAATGATTCAAGGCGAGCTTGGATATATCCGTCATCAAACCCAGCTTCATAACTATCTTCAAATATAACTTTTTTTGATGTTTCCATAACAAACCCCCTTTTGATTTTTGTAGATAAGAGACAAGCACATATTAAAATGCCCGACAAGGTGCGGAAAATGTTTTTTTATCTCGCTACAATATATCCCCCTCAATTGATGGATCGGTTTTCTGCTCACCCCCTTTATATTGCGATTATTAAGCCACATGATTAGCTCTTTTTTTGTATGCCGCAAATACATCAGAATAACCCCGCTAACGTTTTTCCGACCTTGACAACTGGGACGATCTTCTCCCCCGTTTCGTGCAATCTCTGCCATATATCTTTCGCTGGCTTCGTATCCTTGCCGTTAAATGTTACATTTAGCGTTGCATTAGTAAAAAACTGATAGACTAAAAATAGCATAAATAGTTTGAATATCAACGAACTCGTGAAAGCTTTGCGTGATTTTTTCATTTATTTCACCTCCCATCGTTAGAAGTATATCACATATTTTAACTTTGTCAACATTTTTTTTAAAAAAAAATTATAAATTATATTATACTTCTGTATAATAAGCCAAACCCAGAAAAATAACTACCCCAAAAATTTGACAAATAGCAAAAGATGTGATATACTAATAAAAGCGGAAACTCTTAAAATGTGTATATTATTATATTTAATATTTAAGTTCTTTTATATAAGAAACGACTCCTTTCCATATGACTGTATACTTTTATCGTTTCTATGCAGTCTTGATACATTAGCTTTTACGTCTTTATTGCGTTGTATGCGCTTAAGGAATCGCTAATGTTATGGGAAATTGCATTATTGCGAGAAGCCAGAAAAATCATTCAATTAGGCGGAGAGGTGCGGTTTATCGTTGAGAAACGAGGGGATGGGCGGGTGCCTCTCATATTATCTTATCCAAACAATAAAATACGTTGTGATGAGATAAAGATCTTTTCAGAAGATTAAAAACTTTTTTAAAAAAATACGATACAATAATCGCTGACATTACTAAAGCGATACGGTATAATAACCCATGTTATTACCATATCGCTTATTTTTTTATATAACACATTTATAATTAATAACTTACAACACAAAAAATTATGAATAATAATCAAGAAAAAGCAAGAGAGAGCAAGAATATAGTAAAAAGGGATAGTAGAGGCCGCATTCTTCCAGGATATTCAGGTAACCCAAGCGGAAGACCCCCAGGATTAAAGTCTAAAACTACCGAGATAAAGCTCGCCTTCTATGAAGCTTTCGAAAGACTGGGCGGTGTGAATGGCTTACTGCGATGGATTAAATCAAACGAGGAGCACAAGAAAGATTTTTATAAGATGCTTCTTTCCATACTGCCAAAAGAGATAGACAAGGCCGGGCTTGAGAATGTAATAACCGCTACCAACATGATTGTAATACAGAATGATAAAAGAGATCGTATTCAATCTGACAGAGAAGCAAACGATAGCGTATAGGTATCTGACAAATGAAGAAAGTTGCTCTGTTTTATTTGGCGGTGCTAAGGGTGGCGGCAAGTCTTATTTTTTATGCGTATGGACTTTATTGTGGACATACCGTTTGATAAAGCTATTTGGGCTAACAAAGAGTAAATACCCTCTCCCGCTTGGTTTCATAGGCCGTAAAAGAGCGGTCGATTTTAACGATACAACCATGGAAACATTCAAAAAGGTTGTCCCGGCTCATTTGATTGAAATAAAACCCCATGATAAGGAAATAATATTCGAGGAAACCGCCAAAGTATTATACGGCGGCCTCGATGATGAGCAGAATATAAATAAGTTTAACTCTGCCGAATTTGCGTTCTTTGCCATAGATCAAGCCGAGGAAACACTACGAAAAGAACTCGCCGTCCTTCGTGCTTCTCTGCGGTTAACCTACAATGGGATAGCCCCGCCCTATAAAGAGCTTTATACTGCAAACCCTGCAGAATGCTGGCTGAAAGATGATTTTGTCTTGGGCAACAGAGAGAATGGTTATTTTGTTCCCGCCCTGGCGGATGATAATCCGTACTTGCCGGCAAACTATAAGCAAACCCTGCGAAGTGCTTTCGCCTTTGAACCGGATTTATTAAAGGCATACCTTGAGGGCGACTGGGATGCTTTTTCCAATATAGAGGACGCTCTTGTAAAAATCTCGTGGGTTAACAAATGCCGGAATAATAATCTTGGCGAACAAGAAGAAGATGATATCCGCATCGTTTCGGCTGATATAGCTACAAAGCACGGAAGCAACTGCACGGCGATCCTTTACCGCTTTGGGCATACTATCGCAAGTATAGAAGAATATCAAAATATGTCCTTGCCGCTTACAACGGGGAATATTCAAAGAAAATATAGAGTTAAAAACGCAAGTTCAGTCGTAATCGACAGCGATGGAGTAGGCGAGGGCGTAGGGGATATGCTTACCGAGAAAAAAATCCCCCATTATGAATTTCATGGGGGATATGCTTATCAAGCTATGGATACCCAGAAATTCAGAAATCTACGCACGCAATTTTATTGGGTAGTTGCCAAGAAGATGGAGCGGGGACTATATGACTTGTCAAAACTTCCGGATGAGAAATTCCAGAAGCTAAAAAGCCAGCTCTGCGCAATTAAAGTCAAAAAGCCGGATGGGTTGGGGCGCTTTCAAATAGAGACAAAAGAAGATATGCGGGCAAGAGGGATAATGAGCCCGGATATTGCAGACAGCTTAATGATGAGCGAATACGCTTACTGGATGGAAAACTATTCCCACATTCAAGAATACAAATACAGATGAGCGTAAAATCTTTTATAAAAAAGTTTATAGATAAGAAAGCGGACGAACTTGCAGACTATAATCAAGACAGAGAGAATACACATCGGGTAGAATTTGTGGATGGTAAGCTAAAAATAACAAAATTGGTAAAAACCTAAAAGGAGGGTCATATGCCAAAAATAGTGCCGTTTGGGAATAGAATACTCGTAAGGCGCCGCAAGGTGGGAGAGAAGGCAGGTTCGCTATATCTGCCCGATAGCGTGAAAGACAGAAATACGGATATAGCTGACGTTATAGAAGTGCCGGAATTAACATTCAGCGATAAATATATACTTGATAATGCCGAAAAGGTTATCGGTGTTATGACGGAGAAGGTAAAACAGGGCGACTCGCACGCCCTTACGGCTCTTTTAGAAATAAATCATTTTGTTAAAATAAAATCAATCAAACCTGGGGATGTTGTTTTCATGTCCAAATATGTGGGGACTACATTCCACGAAACGGGCAAAAACGAAGAGTTAACTCTCGTATCCGGCGATGATATTATCGGCTATGTTGTGGGGGATAAAAATGGAAAACAATAACGGAAACGGAAAAAGCCCGATTATTAAGTTTGAATACAATAAGGAGACAAAACAGATAGAGATTGAGCGGGCGACCAATAACGTGGCTCTGCTCTCTCATATTGTCGCATTGATTAACTATGAGATTATGGAATTGCTTGCTATCGCAAAAATGAAGAACGAAGCAAAAAAGAAAACCATCATCAAGGCAACTGGTAACATAATAAACAGATTGCGAGGAAGCTAATATGAACGGACTTTTTGACAATAATTTAAATAATCCCAACTCCCCGATAGTTCCGGATGAAGAAATTAAGCGTGAGATAAACGAAGCCAACGAGAAGGAATATCTTGCAAAAATCAGCAAAAAGAATAAGAAGGGGCTTATCAAGCTTGATATAATCGAGCGGGAGAGGATAGCAAAGCATATATGCGACTTATATAATCAAAATATATCAAGCCATAATGAGAAATGCGACAAAATAGATAAATATGACGAAATATTTAGAATGGTTCCGGAGAATACTGCGGATAGCGATACCCCAAACTACCGGTCTCCGCTTTCAACGGTAACGCTTGAAACGATACACGCTAACTATATGAATGTATTTTTCACCCCCAAAGATGTGGCAAGGGCGCTGCCCACAGAACCGGGGGATACGAATAAGATAAGCAAGCTTGATACTTTCATGAATTGGTCGATGACCAACGAAATGGATTTATTTGCCAATTGCGACAGATTATTCCACTCCTCAAGCAAGAACGGCGAAAACCCTTATATGGTGCACTGGGTCAAAGAATACGGGACTGAAATCAAAAAAGAACCAATCATGAACCCCATGAACCCAGGAGAACCATTGCTGGATGAGGAAACCGGGGAGATCATATATCAAGAGCGCGAGGAGAGCAAAGTTATATATGACGGGCCGAAACTCGAAGTATTCAGCCGTAAAGATTATATTTTGCCCGAAAATGCTGTCGAAGGCAAAAAACTGGACTGGGAAATGCGGCGTGTTCGTTTAAGCGCCGATACGGTATTGCGTAATGAATTGAAGGGTAAATACTATAAGGGCGTATTCGATGAGATAGGCGGCTGGGGCGTAACAAGCGAAGGCGATACACATATAGAAGATAAAGAAGGCAACCAAATACCGCTCGGCAAGGATGAAAAGATATTTATCATGTTTTTCGGTAATTTGCGGGTAAATGCGATAAAAGACGAAAAAGAAGGCGATGAAGTTTATGAAGAATTGGAAGATGAGTTTATCGCTGTCGTTGAGATAAAAAGCCAAACATTATGCGAGTTGCGGAAAAATAGGTTTCCTTTCAAGGAAAGGCCTATCGGACTTGATCTATGTATCCCCGACGATGAAGGCAGAATGGAAGGAACCGGCATAATCGAGTTTATGAGCGGCCCGCAAAGCTGTTATGACGCATTGTATAATCAATATATATTTGGGACAACTCAATCCAATAACCCGTTTGGTTTCTTCACGCCATTTGGCAATACGAAGAAGGAGCCCATCAAAGTTAAAAGCGGGACATTATACCCATCTCCAGATCCGGGGGGGGTCAATATTATAAAGTTGCCGCCTCCGGACAATTCGTTGCTTAAAGCTATGGAAGAGACGAGAAATTGGGCTCAATTGCTTTTCGGGATAAGCGATTACCAAGCAGGTGTAGAATCGCAAATAGATCCATCGGCTCCTGCCAAAAAGGCAGAAATTGTATTAGCACAGGGCAATGTCCGCTTGAATTTGATAATCAAAAGAAAAAATAAGACAATAAAGGATATACTCCGCCGGTGGTTCCTGCTCTATCGTGAAAATATGCCAAAAAATAAGCTAATGAGGATTACCGGAGAAGAGGGCGGATGGACATTCCAACAGATGACAATCGAGGATTTCAACCTTAAGTCTATCCCGGATTTTGAATTGACGGGTAATATACTAAATGCCAATAAAACCCTTGAGGCGCAGAAAGCTATTAGTATATACCAGATATTGATACAAAACCCATTCTTTAGCCCGCAGATAAAAGGCGGCGTGCAATCGCTTCACGCTCTTACTAAATGGCTTATGGATAAACTTGATGAGACCGGAATATCGAGGTTTATCCCACAGCCAAAAGAGATGGTGGCAACGCCCGAAGAAGAAAACGCACGCTTTATGCAGGGCGACGAAGGAGACCCGACAGAGGGAGAGGATCACGTCTATCACATAAAAATACACCAACGCTTGCTGTTGGATCCGACAATTGACGATAAAATAAAGTCTAATGTTATAAAACATATACAAAAAACAACAGACTTGATGAAAAAAGAGCTAACCGCTCGAATCGTCATGTCGCAAATAGGAGGGGCGCAAAATGTACCAGTACCCGAAAGAGGAATACCCTCTTCTGGCGGACTTCTTCAAGAGCGAGGAATGGGAACAATTCCGCAAGCTAATAACAGAAACGCTGTCAATTTATGACCAAAAGGTGCATTTAAGAGAGAACAAGACAAGAGAAGTTGATGTCGGTATTTGTATGGGGATAAAATTGATACTCGGTATTGCAGAAGATTTTGGGGGTTGATATGCCTTGGGATGTCAAGGGGGCGCATAAGCACAAAAAGGGATTGAGCAAGTCGCAAGCGAAGAAGTGGGCGAGAATAGCAAATGGTGTTTTAAAGACCTGTCTTGCAGAGAACAAAAGCGAAAAAGAATGCGAGGCGAGGGCGATACGCATTGCCAATGCAAGTGTCGGCAAAGGTTCAAGCAGGCGGAAAAGATGAAAAACAATATAGATTGGTATATAAATGTGGCAATACGGCACGAAATTGAGAGCTTGGACGATAAGTTTACCGGTAATATAGAGTTTCGCCTTAATTTTAAGAACGGTTCTATTGCCAATATGAACTGCACGAAAAATAAGAGTATTGTCAAGCTGGTTGAGAAATGACGCTTATACAATTCATAATAGCGTTAGTTCTGATAATAATTCTCTATTTGTTGATAATAATATCATTAAGCAAAGGGGGTGAATAATGCCGGGAACCGGGAGTATGCCAGCACGACAAAGGCGGGCAGGAGCAAGAAACGGAATAAGGAAAGATGCGCTATTGGCAGATAGCGAGGTAAAAAGCGTAAAGACTACTGGTATAGAAAACCTTGATTCTGAAATGGGTATTAAGCCGAGTATAGGCATCGGTAGCGTAAAAAGAAAGGAGATATGATGGTTCGGTTGAGGAAATCTGCCAAGAAAATAATAAAAAAGGTCAAGCCAAAGAGTAAGATTCAGAGGCTTGTGCGGCTTGACAATGTATCAAAGTACGAAGCAAGAGGATATAAAATAATCCAAAAAGACATGGGGCGGGAAAAAGAGCTTGTCCTAATGGAAAAGTAAAGGAGATAATGCGATGACCGAAGGAACGAAAAAGGCTAATAACCTTACGGAAGAAGAATTGGCAAAACATGATGACGAGCGCTTTAAGGAAATTAGTGCAAAAAGCGAAGAAGAGCGCACGCCGGAAGAAAAGAACGAGTTGAACGAGCTGAAAGAAAGATACTCCAAAAGAGTACAGAAAAGAATAGACAAGGAAGTCTGGGCGAGAAAGGCGACAGAAGAACAGCTTGAGGAAGAAAGAAGGCGCAGGGAAGAATTAGAATCACGCCTCAAGGATTTAGAAAATAAGCTAAAGACTGATAATCAAAAACCGGTGCATAACGAATTTGTTACGATAGGCGACAAGAAGTTTTATACAGACGAAGCGCTTATGCAGCAAATACGAGACGGGAAGATTACAGAAGCAGAGGCGGTGCGCTATCAACAAGATAGACTGAAAGAAGAAGCTGTCGTTGAAGCCGAGAAGCGCCTTGAAGAACGCAGGAAAGCCGTTGAGGATAATAATATTAGGAGAAAGGACGCCGAGTGGGTGCTTGAGCATTATCCTAATTTTTCTAAAAAGTTGCCGGACGGTTCCATAAATCCTAATTTTAACCCGGAAGACCCGCTATATAAATTAGCTACGGATATTTATAAAGAAGGATATGCCGCCAACCCGAAAGGATTAAGTCTGGCGATAAAAAGAGCTAAACAAATATTGAACATAAAAGACGAACGCATTGACTCGTCGGATGATTTGCATATCGACAGCGGCACACCACCCGATAAGCCAAAGCGGAAAGATAAAAAAGACGAAATAACGCTGTCTGATGACGAAAAAATCGCAGCGGAAAGGATTTACCTACGGGGCGATATTATAAACCCGAAAACTGGTAGGCCGTACCAGACTGCCGAAGAAGCTCATGCAGCAGCTTTAGAGGCAAAACGGTTAAGGAGGGCGAAATGACAGACAAAAAAATTGTCCAAGAAACAAAAGAGACGCAAAAAGAAGCAGTAAAAGAAACACCAGAGATAAAATTATCAGGAAGCCCAACTGCTACAAAGCAGGAAGTTAAATTTGGCGACTATAATGCCAATATCATACGAGATTTTGACGGGAAGATAGACCCGTTTTATCTCGAACAAAAAGACCCAGATTACGCCTATCGGTTTATAAGAGATGAGCAAAAAAACATAGCGACAAAGACAAGCAATCTCTTATTACAAAAAGGCGGATGGAGGATTTGCCCACGAGAGCATCTTATAAATAAATTAGGGCTTGACGAAAAGCGAGATTTGGCTCCCGACGGTTTATTGCGAAGAGGAGACCAGATATTGTGTTTTATGCCGAAAGCCCTATTTGAAGAAAAAGAAGCTTTCAAGAAAAAACAGGCGGATGCTCCGGTAAAGAATATACAGCGTATGCTGGATAAGGGTGATGATTCCGTAGAGATTTCTACTGGTATTCACTCTACGATGAAGGGATTACAAACGAAAAAATCATTAGGTATGTAAAGGAGTAAGATATGGCAAACAGAGATAATCCTTGTGGGTTTATCCCTGTACAGAAATTGGACGGTTCTAAAATCCCAGAATGGACGTTTCCTGTCAACTCTGTTGGCTCGAATATGTTTGTCGGGGATTTGGTATATGCCACATCCGACGGTGATATTGACGTAGCAGCGGCCGATCAGGGCGATGCTGTTGTTGGTGCTGTTACTGCTATTTACGATGAGAATATGACGCCGATAGGACATCCGAATAGCACGGTTTCAACGAAATACTTGCCGTCAGGTGATACGGGATATGCTAAAGTGGCGCTGGCGTTGCCTGACGCTATTTTTAGAGTCCAATCTGATTCAGGGACAAATGTAAGTGAAACTTCGAGATGGCAAACTGCAAATCACGTTGCCGGTACTGGTAACACAACTACCGGAATATCGGCGCACGAACTTGACGCAAGCGATATTGGTACTGGTGCGCAGTTAAAGATTCTCGATAAAGTAGATGAACCTAACAATGCATGGGGCGATGCTCACGTTGATTTGTTGGTTATAATTAGCGAGAGCTGGTTCTATGATGCAACAGCCGGCGTATAAGAGTAGAAAGGAGTAGAAGATGCCAATTTCAACAGCTACTATTGTTGATGCTCTTGACGCCAACTGTAATAAAATGTTTCAAGATGGTCTTACAAGTTGGGGTGAGGAGTATAAGAAGATATTTAATGTATTAACAAGCACAAAACAGAGCGAAAAAGACTCTTATGAGTCTGGCTTCGGTCTTATGCCCGAAAAGCCAGAAGGGGTTGTTGCGCAATATGACGTTATCAAACCCGGGATTGAAGAGACCTACACACATAAGACTTACGCTCTGGGTTATGAAATAACAGAAGAAGCTATCGAAGATAACCTTCAAACGCCGGAGACGTTTAATAAACTTCCCCAGGCGTTGAACAGAAGTGCTATTGAGACAGTAGAGATTACCGCTGCTAACGTGTTTAATAACGGGTTTTCTACTACTGGCTTTGATGGAAGCTATTTGTTTGCTACTGACCATCCGACTCTTGACGGTGGAACACAGAGCAATACACCTTCAACCGCTGCCGATTTATCGGTATCGTCATTGACAAGTGCCTTGACGAACATCGAGAAGTTGACAGACGAGCGTGGCTTAAAGAGGCCCACGAAGGCAGTTTTGCTTGTCGTCCCAGTTGATAGTTGGAATCTTGCCGAGGAGCTTATTGGTTCAGAATACAAACCGTATGTTGCCAATAACGAGGTAAATGCTCTCCAGAAGAAAGACTTGCAGTATTTTGTATGGCACTATTTGACAGATACCGATGCATGGTTTCTTTTGTCAGAGAAGTCAGAGAATATGCTCAAGTTCTATTGGAGGGTAAAGCTCGGTTCGTTAAGACGTGGAACCGATTTCGATTCTACGAATTTAAAGCACCTTGCCCGTATGCGTTTTTCGGTAGGATATTCACACTACTTTGGCACATACGGCTGTGCTGGAGCATAAAGGAAAGAGAAAAGCTATGAGAAAAATCTGCTTGGTTTGTTTTATGAGCATGGTTTTACTTATGGTTAGTTTTTCTCTTGTCCTTGCCCAAACACCGAGACAGCCGACTTCATCGGAGGGCAAAACGACGTTTACCAATATAGCTGTCGTAGGTCTTGACGTTTCAGGAGTTCCGGGCTATATCGAGATGGTATCAAGCGCTGGTGAAACATATTACCTGTATATTGACGATACGGGTAACTTAAATGTTGCGTCAGCGCAAACGGTTGGTTCCGGAGCAAGTCCGCAGACTACCGATTGGAACAATTACGGTACTACAGTTGGTGAACAGCAAGATGATTAACCATAAGTAAACAATGAGCCTATGGGGGTGCTTTATTGCACCCCCCCGGGCCATACAACATGAAAGAAACAACAATACTTACTATAATAGCCCTGTTTTTTGTTACCATTGCGAGCGCAATACCATTCCCGAGCTATAACGTATGGTTCGGGCAATATGTCGGCCTGCTTGCAATATTTTTTATATCATTAGTGCTTTACTTGTGGAATAAGAATAAACCACTCTCCCTGTTTCTTTCATTTTGTATATTGTCCACGTTCTCTGTAACAAGATTAAGCCCCAGGGCTATTATGCTTATGTATCAGATAAGCTTGGGGGCTGTATTTGTTTATGCTATCGCACAATTGAATTATAAAAATAGGGAAAAAATAAAATATGCGATAGCATTGCTTGTTATGCTTCAGTTTTTATGGATTATACTTCAATGGTGCGGTTTAGACCCGCTATTTGTATGTGTGTATAATGATAAAATGGATGGCTTGGTTGGTTTTAGCGGAGCCCCCAATCAGATAGGAGCTTTTTTCGCCATTACATTGCCGATGATGCTTCATATACATCCGCTTCTTTCGATTATATCAATAATCGGGCTTATAGTATCGCGGTCATCTTTTGCTTTTGTGGCGGGCATTGTCTCCGGCTTGCTATATTGTTTTTTTGTTTATAGAAAATTTTTTTACTACATACTTATTGCATTTACGCTTATAAGCGCTTTCTTTTTAAAAAAGGTAGATAACCCCTGTTTTGTAGATTTTAAAACCAGATTTGGCGTATGGGCTCATGCAATACACTCTACGATAGAGGGGGATATAAGCATGAAACATGCTGGGCGTGAGGGTATCGTCAAGACGAACCCGCTTTATGGCTATGGTTTGGGCAACTTTTTTGTAATATTCCCACGAACTCCGGAAAGGCCGTATTTTAATTATGAAAGGGAAAAATATAATCATGCCCACAATGAATATGTGGAGTCTTTTTTTGAGCTTGGCTATATTGGCATAATAATAATATTTTCAATGATAATAAAGTTTTTTATCAATTTTCTATATACCATAAAAGATGAAGAAATAATGGCGTATTTTTGCTGTATAATGGCGATACTCATAAATTCAATGGGCAATTTTACTTTACATATAGCATTAAACGGGTTGTTGCTTATAGTATATTATGGCTTATTTGAAGGAGTTCGCATTGGGAACAAAACCAGGTTGGTATAAAGGCAGGCAAAGGGAATGCTTTCGTTGCGGGTATTGGTATGGGGAAAAAGACAGCAGGATAACTTTAATAGACGGGCGCTGGACTTGTCGGGTATGTATTGATACGGTGACCGATAAAGATAGAGCAAAACAGAAGCGATAAAAGGGGGGCATATGAAGCGAGTAATTGTGATAATGCTGGTAATTCTTATGGTAAGCATGCCTTGCTTTGCAGGAAGAATTACGAGGGACATAAATCCTGTCGTGAAGCAGGAAACATACACGTCGGCGCAGACTAATACCGCTATTTGGACGCCAGATAGCTTAAAAAGTATAGTTGTTACCGGATATACTATTAGTTCTGCCGACGAACAAGAGATTACTCTTGCAGCGTCAGATTCATTGGTAACAGTTCAAGTATCTGCGTCAGATCCGGTTATATCTCCGGCTGGATTTTTATGGAGAGGCAGCGCAAATGAAGTAATCAATGTTACAACAGCCGGGGGGCGTGTAAGCATAACAATAAATGGCTGGGAAGAACAATAATGCAATCTAACCGAGAAGTAGTAATACGAAGATTACCAAAGCTGATTCTCGATAAACGGTTTTACGCAACAAAAAGAATGAAAATAGGAGATGAGGGGCAAATTGTTATTTATGGCCGTATCGACAACAACGATACCATTATAAAGACTATATATGTTAATAATGTAGATAGTATATTGCCGAAGAAAGATAAGCGAAATGCTTAATATAGCGTATAGACCGATTTTTGATGTGCCGGATGTTATATCAACCGGGCTTGGAGAAACAAAGATGGGGGATAAAATCCGCCTTATAGCTAATTATAAAGTGATAGAAAAGACAAAAAATTATACCATATTGCGAATTACTAATATTTATAATGCACCACAGGCGAGAAAGTTTTAGGAGGCATTATGCAGACGAATAGAATTATGCCGGAAATAGAAACGCAAAAGAAACCCAATATATGGCTCAATAATGAAGTATTTGATTTTGTGAACAAATTAAAAGTCGGGGATAGCGGGCTTCTTAAAGCCACTCTTATATTAAATTCAGAAAGGCAGGACGGGGGCGAAGTTATAAAATCGCTTCGTATTGTAGATTTGAAACAAGCAAAAAAAGCGAGGAAAGAATGATATACGACGTTTCCCAGGGGCCGATTTTTGATGTGCCTAAAAATATGGCGATGAATATCGAGAGAAAAAGAGTCGGGGATAAAATAAAAGCAACCATTGATTTTGAGGTTATGGAAAAGGATAAATCCGGCGTGCGCATACAGATAAATAATATTTATTTCAAAAGTAATGATAGGAGAAAGTATGTATAATTACAGAGAGCTGCAAGAAAAAGTAGCCGTACTTGTACAGCGTTCTAATGACTCTGATTACAAAAATAAGATAGGGGTATGGCTCAATTTATCGCAATCATTTCTTGCTGATAGTTATGATTATTATACATCGCTTCAGGAGACATATGATTTTAACACCGCAGATGGTACGGAAGAATACCCCATGCCTAATAATTTTAACATACCGTTGCGTATAGTCGATTTAGATAATAATAATGTGTTGAATATTATAACCGAAGAAGAATATATTGATAGCTTTATTTCTAATATAGACAATACAGATGCCGAAGGCGTACCAAATGTAGCGAGAATATCCGGCGTATCCGGCACATTGACACAGATTTCATCTTCGGGGGATACGGTAAAAGTAAAAAGCTCATCTTCATCTGACGGGGGGGAAGTTATACGCATAAGAGGGTATCTTGATTCAAATCATTTGATAGAGGGATTTGAAGATATAACAATATCGGCTACAAACCCAACTACTTATGCATCTGGCACAACTACATTTTATAAGATACTTCATGTATCAAAATCAGAAGATACAACCGGATATATAACAATAGCGAATTCAAGCGATGTCGTCCTTGATTATCTCGGCCCCGTTGATAGAGTAGCAAGGCATAAAATAGTGAAACTTGGCGATAGCGTACCAGACGATACATATAGCATGAGAGTGCTATATAAAAGAATAGTCCCCAAAATGGTTAATAACAATGATTACCCATTTATCGAATGCGACAATTTTCTCATACTCGACGCTTGGGCGTGGGCATTAAGCCAAGATAAAGAGACAATGCCACACGCAGTCCAAGTATGGGCAAAGGCGAAAGAAGCCCTTATGGAAATATTGAGCAAAGAAAATAACAGTCTCGGGCCCGACTTTGAGCATAAAATAATATCAAGGTGGACAAAAAGCCATAGAAGATGAAAAAAATATTACTTGTCTTATTGCTTTCTGTTTCTCTGACAACTAACGCATTCCCGCAAAGTAATCTTTTGAAAGTGCGTATTGACAGATTTGATGGCGGGCAAAATACTTATGATTTGCCAAACTCGCTTAATGCAAATCAGGGTACTATATGCACAAATGTTATAACAAACCGGCGTGGAAAGCTATCAAAGCGGAAGGGGCAGGCATTATTTGCTACGGATTTTTCTAACATGGCTCCGAGCGGTATCGGTTCATTTATGCCAGATAGTTCTACTTCGTATATGGTCGTAGCGTCCGGGCCAACGGTAATATATACAACCTCTGCTTCTGCAAGTTGGCTTACGGCCAATTTATCTAACGCTTTGACAACCGGGCATGATACAGAATTTTTACAAGCCGACAACCTTCTGGCGGTTCTCAACGGACAAGATTATACTGCTTTCTGGAATGGTACAACATGGGATCCGGGCTCATCCAGTACCGCTTCACCGCCTACTGGAACGACAGCCGCATGGCTGCTTAATTACTTTTTTGTAGCCGGAAATCCCACAAACCCAGATTGGATATATTATTCTAATAATCTTGATCCACAGACATTTACCGATACGGATATAATAAAAGTAAATAGCGGCGATGGGCAAAAGATTGTTAGACTGGAACCGTTTAGGGAGTTTGAACTAATAGTTTACAAGGAAAGAAGTATTTATAATGTTGATTTAACAGATATAACCTCTATAAGCGTAAAACCCATTACAACAGCTATCGGCTGTGTAGCACCAAGAACTGTTGTAAATATAGGCAATGATCATTGGTTTTTATCAAGCGTCCCATTCGGTATCAGAAGTCTTGTACGCTCAAGTTTTGACAAGATACTTATTGACATGGTGTCGCAACCAGTACAGGATTATTTTGATGGCACCGGCGATACCGTAATAAATAAAACGCATATAGATAAAGCGTGTGCGGTTCTTTATGATGATAAATATATAATAGCGATACCAACCGGCATATCTACGGTAAACAACACGGTTTTGGTATATGATTTTATTACAAAAAATTGGTCTGTAATAGACGGCTGGTTTCCAGAGAAATGGCTTGTGTGGGAGAATAATCTTTATTATATAGACGCATTAGACGGCCGTGTTATTCAATGTTTTACTGGCACTCAAGGGGATATGAGTTCCGGACCGACGGTTACTTCTTCTTCAGAGCCATTACAGCCAATTACTTATACATATGCTACGAAAGATATAGATTTTGATAATCCGGAAAATTATAAGCAACTTGATAGCATAGAATTGGAATTTGAACCGGTTGGGAATTATACAGCGACAGTTTATATCAATCTCGATGATGGGGGATGGCAGGAGGTAGGGGATATAGACATGAGTAGCGGGGCACCTACATTGCCTGTAGCATTACCATTTACCCTAACAGCAAGCGGTATCGTGCTTGAAATGTTACAACTTCAACAATATGGCGAGTTTAGAAAAATCAGAGTAAAGATAGAGCAAAGCGGCACAGATGAGCTTTGCATACTACACTCAATAACAATATTTGCACAACTTAAAAACTGGAGGCGTGAATGAGAAAAATAATAGTATTTTGTCTTATATTATTAATCGTTGGCAATTCTTACGCAGGGACTATATCTCGGCATACGACATATGCGACAGGTAGCGAGGTAAATGCTACAAACCTAAATGGCAATTTCAACAATATCATAAATGAATGCAACGGCGGGCTTGATAACAATAACGCCGATACTGCCAATGGATTTCGTTTTTATGAAGTATTGGGTGCCAACCCGAGCGCCGGGACAGAGGGGCGCATGGTATATAACACGGCAAACGATAATCTTGTCATAGATAACGGCTCTGCTTTTTCTACCGTTACATCTCTTGATTTAGCAACCGCGAACTCATGGTCAATCGGAGATAATTCAAGCGGAGATATTACCTTGACATTTAACGGCGACGGCGATGTTGATGGCACTCTTTATTGGGATACAAGCGAGGATTATTTTGCTCTGGGCGGTGAGGCATCAGGACTTGCGAATTATAACGGATTATATATAGGATTTGGCAGCCCAAATTTAAGATTAAAATCAAGCGGTTCGGTTATAGGTGATTTATATTGTACCGGGGCTACATTCCTTGTCGGGACTAATTCAAGCAGCGGTATGACATTTTTTACGAATGGTGCTGGCATAATGGATTTAGAAGCTGGCGGCACCGTTGTTATGTCTAATTTAATAGCAAGCCAGTATGTTAAAACAGATGCTAATAAAAAACTTATATCAAGCGCCACATTTACAGCAGGGCATTATTATCCAATAAATGGAAATATAAAAGAAGGCGATTCTGTAATTTTAGTTAATGGGAAAATAGAAAAATCAACACAACCAAAAGATAGCCGCTGTGTAGGGATTTATATATATAGTCAAGAGGTTAGGGATTCAATAACAAATATAGAACAAAAATGCGGATATGTTATATCCATTGGCGATAGTTCCGAATGGGAAAATACGATGATAAAAGCGCCAAAATATGAGACAGACGAGAACCTAAAACCCAAAAAGCGTAATGGTAAAAATATTGTATTAGAAAAGGCAGAATACAATTCAAGAAAAGTCGGCATAGGATTAAAGGTGTGTGACGAGGGTGGGCAAATAAACGCCGGTGATTTGCTTTGCACATCTTCAACACCGGGGTATCTTATGAAACAAGATGACGATATAAAACATTCTTACACAGTAGCCAAATCACTTGAAAATGTCCAATTCAAAAACGGAAAGGCAGAGGGGGTATATGGCTACTTAACAGTACATTAACGGGGGATATTATTATGGGATTATGGGATAAGATAAAAGATACATTTACAGACATAGGGCATGAAGTATCCGACTGGATACCAAGAGAGGTTAAATCATATATACCAAGTGCTGTATCTACAGTAGCTAATGTAGTGCTTCCAGGCGCTGGTGTTACTCTTGGGCCGTTAACGGGCAAACTTCTCGGCGATGATTATGTTGGTGCCGGGTTGCAAGCCGGGTTTACAAGTTTTCTATCCCCGGGGACGTGGAATGCGATAACGGGCGGTGGTGCAAATAGCATATCTGAAGCGATAAGTAATATGTTCGGCGGATCTTCATGGACAAAGGGAACTACGCCGACAGGCATACCATATTGGTTTGATAGTAGTGGTAATGTAAGATGGACAAAGCCAAGCAATAATTTATTTTCACTTTTTGGTAATATGCCCGATATAAATAAATCAATATCAGGTTTGGAAAATTTATTAGGCGGATACCCCACCGGAGTTTCTGGAGGTGGTAATATGAGTATATATGGCAATCCTTATGGGGTCAAATACGGGACACCAAAATCTGCACAAGACTTATATCAACAGGCGTTAGATTTTTGGCAAAATAATTATCCAAATATATTAAAAGCCAAAGAAAAAGCGATAGAAGAATTGGCGAACTTTGGCCCCGATTTCTTTTCTAAATATGATATTATAAAACCCACTCCAATCACATCCGATTATTTTGATCAATTTACTCCCACATCTTTCGACGAAGCATTGACGAGTCGGTATTTTGCGGATGTATATCCAGAAGCTAAAAAAGAAGCGCTACACATATTATCAAAAACCGGCATGGCAGATCCATATAGAGCGGCGACTACGATGGGTAAGCTTCGTGGAGATATAGGAGTTAATATCGGCGAATATCTTGCAAATAAGGCATATAATCAAGCAGTTCAAGGAATACAGCGAGAAAGAGATTTAATGAATCTCGGACAGGCGAGAGCAACTCTTGGTCTTGACACGATTTATAAGCGCTTGGGCATAGACCCGACAATGTTAATAAATCCATATGTTGCTACGGATATAAATCAGTCAAATCTTTCGCTTGATACCGATTATCAAAATGCCCTTACGCAAGCGGCGGAAAAATCCGCTAAAACCGGACTGGTTTCAAATTTAATTGGCGGTCTCGGCGGATATGTATTGGGCGGAGATGTGACAAGCGCATTGCAGGGTGCCGCTCTTGGCGGGACAATATCCCCATTATTTGGCGGTGATGCTGGATTTGATTTGGGTACATATTTAGCACTATCACGCTTATTTGATTCTGATGGTGATAACGAAGAAGAAGTATTATCTGTATTTAAATAGGAGAAGCTATGGCGAACTATCAATTAATGAACCGTAATATACGCAATATCGCTAATGTTCTTGCACAAGCACAAGCAGAGAAGCGAAAAAGAGAAGTAGAAACCCAAGAGATGATACAAAAAGCAATGCTTGATTTGCAAATGCAGAAAAACCTTGCTGAATATAAAGCAAAATTGAATGCCCAAGACCCGTTAGCGCAATTATTAAAGACAGCAAAGGTCATGGAAGCTCTAAAAACCCTTGGGATAAGCTTCAATGATATATCCGAGCTTCGTGGTGATAGCTCTGGGGCGCCGGTTACTCCACAAAAGATACAGCGGCAAAATCAAGTATTAAATGCCAGACCATTTGATAATTTATCAAAATTAAGAGGCACAGAATATAGGCCTGATTTTTTTGGCAGATTACAACCTACCAAATACGAAGATTTGGGAGTAGAGCAGGAGAAAAAAGAAATAAGCAAAGCTGTTGATATATCCGGACAACAGACAGAAAATTTTTTAAAGGGCAGAAGCGCACTTACTCGCCTTCAAAATGCATTTTCTCAATACATGGCATATTCAAAACTTATGGGCAAAGAACAAGGCGGCTTTGGGACTCTTTATAAACTCAAGGGGGATATAGGTAGAAAGCTTGCGAGACTGCGTGGGGAAGAAAGGCCGGAATTATCTTATAGTGGGATGACGCAGACACTTGGGCAAGAGGTAGAAACGGCGCTTGCGTTATCACCGATATTAACAAATCAGAATAGGATTATTAGAAGCATTGTATCTATGATTAAGGGCACCCTGCCGGAGCGTGGTATCACCGGAACGGAGAGAGCCGGACTTATAAGACAAAGCTTGCGTAATGCATATGGCATTATGCTCGGTCTGCAAAAGAATATGTTTACTCCAGAGCAGATAACAAAATTAAATAATATGGATAGCGACGAGATGAAAAAGGCATTGCACAGACTCGCAACAAATGCCCTGGCTTCGGAAGAGGAAGAAAAGAATTTTGAGGCAATCTGGAATAACGTAAAAAATACACCGGCGGCCATTCCCGAAAACCCATTTTTAGAAAATGTGGAAGGAAGCGATAGACTTAAATCTTTATTAAATAAATATGATGTATTAAAATAGGGGATTTTTAAAATATGGACTGGAAAACTATTTCTAACGACCCTGATTTTAAAAAACTGTCCGAAAAAGAGAAATATATTGTTAGAAAAAAATATTATACCAATGTTATAACAAAAGACCCCGAATTTAATGCTCTCTCGCCATTAGAGCGCAGGGAATTTTATGACAAATTTATGGGTATAAAATACCCCAAGCAGGGATGGATTAAAGATGTCTATCCAATTGTTGCTGACCCGCTAAAAGCAGCTATGGGTATCCCTGTTGATAAAAAAGATATATTGACTGGTGGGGATAATATAGATTTAAGACTGGCAAAAGCGGCGTTTAATGTATTCCCAGAGAGGGTAAAGGTTCCTTTAAGAAAAGAAACACAACCGATAATAAATAGATTTAGAGCAGAACCGATTATACCAAAAGAAGAATCGACAAAAAGATTTTTACGACGCCCTGGGTTATTTGGTGCCGGAGTATATGCGGGGGAGCGTGTATCCCCACGAGATATTGCTGGAGTCGTTAGGGAAGCGGCTATTGACCCGAGAACATATGTTACGCTAAAGCCCACAAGAACTTTAGCCGATAAAACAATAAATAGCGCCAATAATATTGTGAAATTCGGGAAAAGAATTACAAATTTATCAAGACCGCAATATTTATATAACGTTATATTGCCAAAAGCGCAAGGTGCTATTGCAAGAAATCTGAAAAATTTTACCAATGGCATACAAAATTATGCTATTAAGAAAAAGGTGCCGAAAGCGGCTGTAGATACTATAAAGAAATTTGGCTACAATATGCTTAAGAAATTGAGCAAGCAATATGATACCGATACGATACTTTCACGAATAGAGGTTGGGTTTGACAGAAAGAGAAGTGTTGCCGACGCCGCATATAGGTCTGTATTAAAAAATACCCCGCCAAACAAGATTATCCCCATTAAAAAGTTTTTTTATACAATGAGAAATGCATTGAGAAAAAAAGGATTTATTGATTTAGATGATAATTTAACAGCACGGGCAGAAGAATTGCGTGATCCGTTTTTTGATAAACTTATAAGAATGTATAAAGATGTGCAAAGGCATATAGTTAGCGGTGGCAAGAAAATGCCTACAGGCGGTATTAACAAAGAAGATTTTTTACTTTATAGAGATTTGCTTAATAATCTATATAAAGATAATCCTACTTCAGTTATAACAAGTCAAATAAAAAAATCATTACTTGATGATGTTGAAAATGCTGGAATAGAAGGAATAAAGAGGGCTACCTCTTTAGAGAAGGAAGCATTTGAAGCAGAAAAATTATTCTATGATAAAACAAAAGGTGTATTGCGTTCGGGCATAAAAAATATGCTTAATAGGTTTCACAAACTTAATTCTTCAGATTTACAGCAATTAAGAAACATAGAGAAATATATAGATGTAAAGTTTGTAGATGATTTAGATAAAATAGCAGCGGCAAAATATCTTGATGATATAGAACAGTCGTTATTATCGGATAGAGCTACGAAAAACGTAGCATCGCAATTAAATAATGCGCTACAAAAGAAAAGCACGGATTTTGTAAAAAATCAATTATCTGACATATTGGGTGAAGCAACGGACGATATTTTTAATGAAATAATAAAACATAGAGACGCTTTGAGAGCCAGCACTATTGGCCGCAGATTATTATATGGCGGGGCAATGGTAGCACTCGGCTATCCCATGATAAGAAAAGTGGGCAGAAGAATGATGGGGAATAAATCCGATACCGAGGATTACTATTCATATGGAGGGGAATAAATAATGGATTATGTCCCACGGGTAGGAACTATTATAGTAACAACTCTTACAAAAGCGAATACTTGGTATCAAGTATTAACAAAGGCACAAGCCGCTAATATCAGGGGTTTTAAGATTAAATCAAGATATACTTATGGTGCACAATTAGCGGCACCATTCGACTATGCTTTTTCAGAAACGCCGGGTAATAATTATTGGTCTAACAATGGTGCGGGTGCGGGTGATAATGCAGCACCGAATACTGGGGTATGGGCAAGAAGCGCTGTTGCCGGAACTGTCATAGAGGTAATGACATATGATTAAAAAATTAGCTATTGTTATAGCAATAGTTCTAACCCCGATTTTTGCTTTTTCGTGGGATACCTTTGGGACATTTAACGATTTTGGCCCCACGAGAGCATATCAGATATGGTATGATGACTATGAGGGCAATTTCTATAAATATTCTTCGCCGCCTACTGTGCAAAGTGCATTAAGAGAGCTTGGGGCTTCGCATGCTGTTGTCCATTCTACCTTTTTAAAACTCGATGCCTCTAATGACCCATTGACAGGGGATTTAGATGTAGGAAATAATAGTTTAGTCGTAGATACTGATACTTTAGTCGTTAATGCTACTGGGTATGAAGATAGGGTAGGTATTGGGACGGCGGTTCCTGCTACAAAACTTGAGGTATTAGGGGATATTACCGCCGCAGATATCCATTTGACCGATATGGTATACGGCACTCCCACATATACCTCTCTCCACGATTTAGCCTCTGTTACGCAGTCGGCGGGGCTTATATCAGGCGGGATTATCAGCGATGCAGGAGGCGGCAATATAAATGTAACGGGAGGCTGTGGTCTTGCCAAAACGGTTGATAGTGAAATAGGCTTGACGAAATTTATTGATTTTGACGCAAGAAACGGGATTGCTATCGCAAATGACGGCAATAAATACACGATTTATGTCGATTATGACGCTACTCCGCAGATAAAAGTTACCAGTACCCCTTCAGTTGACATTGACCATACCACAAAGTTTTCAATAGGATCTTGTTTCTATAACGGAACCGATATGCATATCCTAAACGAAGCGGGGACAAGGCTGTATAACTTGGCTTACAGGGTTCACCACAGGGCGAGGGAATTAAGGGGTTTTGAAGTAGCGACAGGCGGTTTGGTAACCTCTGACGGAGGCTCAAGGGAAATAGCAGTAACGAGCGGTGTTGTGTATGCCGGCAATAACAGGATAACCTTATCGCAGATTGCGGCAGGCTCAAATATTACCACTTGGTATTATAATGGCAGTGCGTGGGTATCGGGAACAGCAACGGCGGTTGACAATGTTTATTATAATAATATCGCTACTGGACTTGAGAGTTTAGGGACGAAAAAATACGGGGTGCAGTGGATATACACTGATGTGGACAATCACCTGCATATGGTTTATGGGACTTTAAACGGGAGTTTATTTCAAGCCCAGAATTCTACCCGTCCGAGTTTTGTGCCGCCTATAATAAGCGACTTTGCCGTATGGATAGCAAGGGTTATTATCCAGCAGGGTGATAATGAAATAGTAGAGATAGGGACTTGGGAAAGCACTGCAATCGGAATAACTACTCCAACACAGCATAACGAATTAGGGACATTGGCTTGGACTTCCTGCGGGCATACAGGCACAGCCTCAACATTCGCGGGCTTTGACGGTACCGGGTCAGCGGCGGAATATACGGAAAGCGATTATCTTTTGGCGGACGGAACGAGAAACGGCGCAACTACACAGGCACAGACTTTTGATAATGAGATAATAGTCGGCGGCACTTCATCGGGGCAATCCCTTATTGATTTAGGGCTGGTGATAAATGAAAGCGGCGAAGCAACAGCAAATAGTGATTTTCGGGTGGAAACAGATAATTATTCAAATGCGTTGTTTATAGATGCTTCTGGTGATAGTGCTGATTTTGCCATACCTGTTACTATGACAGATAACCTCGTCTTAGACGATGCTAATTTAGAGTTCTCTACTGGTGGCGGTGCTGCAGATGTTAAACTTTACCGTTCCGCTGAAAACATATTAAAAACAGATGATAATTTTCAAATAGCACTTCACGCTGCCATTGGAGCAGATGCCTCTGTTGATTCAGACCTTGTGCTAAACATAGTTGAAAACCTTTCTTTTGTAAATGAGAACAATACTTTGATGGAGTTTGAATCAACTTGGACTCCTTCTGAACTTCTTTCGGAAACTTCTCGCCTTTTTGGTTTGAGTATAGAAACTTATTATGATGATGCTGGAGCAGGATATGACCACGGTGCTGGGCGTGCAGGAATATTATATCCTTTCCGGTCTGACGCAATAATTACTGGAACAACAACGGGAAATTTTTACAGGGAAAGTGCTTACAGGGGCGGTTCTTATAATAAGGGTTCAGGAAATCTTTCTATTGCTGAAGGATTTTACGGCTTGATTGTAAATGATAGCAGTGAAGGGAATGATACGGGGGATATTACCAATGCTTATGGTGCAAGAGTAGAAGCACGTAATGATAAAGCAACAGGAGTAATTGAAAACTATTATGGGATGTATATTGGAACTCCGCAGGGTGGAGGCAGTTTTACAAATGTTTATGGTTTGTATGTGAGTGATTTAGCTGTTGCTGGTGTAGATAATAGTTATGGAATTTATTTTGCTGGAACTGGTTCGGGCAATGGTATTAACTGGGCGGGAGATACCAATCTCTACCGTTCTACTACGAATGTATTAGCAACTGATGATAGCTTTAAAATAGGAAATATTCTTAAACTCCCAGGAATAACTTCCGACCCAACTTCTCCAGATGATGGAGATATTTGGTATAGGAGCGATTTGAAAGAATTTAGGTGCAGGGCAGATGGAGTATCTTATAAACTAATGATGACGGGGATATAATTATGATACCTATTAGAAAAGGCGGGGCAAAGACGGTTAGCCCTGGGGCGAATAGTGTTACAATCACTTTCGCAAGCGATGACCAATATGCAAGTACACCATCATCTTTTCCTGCTGGTATGACGGTAATAGTTGTGGGTATTCCTGATTGGACAACATCGTTTAGAATATCAACAGCTCCAAATGTAAATTCTGTGGTCATCTCTTTCGGGACAAGTGCGGGTGCTTATGGAAACATATTTTATTGGGAGGCACAGGGGGTAAAGTTAACATGATAACCATATTAACTCTTTTTGCAGGCAGATACTATGTGTTAGAGGAATATTTATGGGGTCTATCAAACCTTGATTGGAACTTAAAAGATATAAAATTAATATGGTATTGTAATTCAGAGAAAAAAATGTTTCAGAGGATATTAAAGGAATACGGGAAAGAATTTAAAAATAAGTTTCATTCCGTAGAAATAATAATTGACACAAGCATTCCCACGTCGGGGCTGGCATTAAAACGAAAGTCAAGTGATATTCCTGTCCATCTTGATAATATTCCACAATTATATAATAAAGCATTCGCTTATGTAGATACTGATTTAGTGTTAAGCTGGGAAGACGATGAAGTATTACCGAGCCATTGTATTAAAAGATTTGTAAAAGATATGGAATATGCTGATGTTAAAAATGTAACAGGAATAGTATTCGGAAGGCACGGGGAAAGATTAATACCAAAAGACATTATAAGAAGGAGAGTATATCCAGAAAATGATACTTGCAAAGAATTTGCGATTACAGTAATTCCCCCCAAATATACCTTTGGTGTGTGGGAAATAGGGATGACAGGACTTGGGTGTAATATGCTGAAAATGGATTTTATAAAAAATTATACATTTAAACAGACATCTAATGAAAGCGAAAATTCTCTTACTGGGTGCGACTTGGTAATGTCTTACGATATAATAAAAGCAGGGTTTAAAAATTTAATTGATTGGGATGTGAGGGTATTGCATTATGCCCCTGATGGGGAAATATATTAGAGGAAAAACATCATTAGTTGGTTTACTAATGATAGGAGAAATAAAATGGACATATTAACCCGCATAAGAATTTTAGAAATATCAGTATTGGTAATGATTATATGCCAAATGTTTTTAATGTTAAGGGGAAATAAATGAGGGCTGTAATATTATGGAAATAAAAAAAATAGCTATTGTCAAAGAAGTAAATTTAACAAAGATTAGGGAGCAGATAAGAACCCTTGAAAACGACATCAAGATTAAAGAAGGCGGGGAAAAAGAGAGATTGATAGCCGAACTTAAAAAGGGCAGGGCATATTTAAAAGATGTTGAAGATGCCAAAGAAGTTGACGGCGAAAAGAACAAATCATTAAAGGAAAAATAATGCGGATTTTATTTATAACCTTTTTAATATTAAGCATCACAGCCCCTTCTTATGCTATGCGGTTCAATGATGAAAAGGCGTTAACGGCAATAAATTATTACAAGGCGGCTACCACAACAACGACTTCCCGCTCTTTAAATGGCGATGACTTATTTGATGATGATTTCGGCGTGGGTGATTATGTTGAGTTTATAGGAACTGGTAACGCTTATGAAAGGGATTTATTTTTTACCATATCAACAGCAATAGCGGCTACCTCATATACGGGTCATTGGGAATACAAATATCGTGATGGTGCTTATGTCAATGCCACCGTTGTTGACGGCACAAGTGATTTTTCCTTAACTGGTGATAAAAATGTTACTTGGAATGTCAAAGATGTTTATTTCTTTTCTCAATTACATATAAGATACATCATTGACACGGTTGATACTCCGACAGAGGGCGGAGCATTTACCAAAGCAAAAACGGGTGACAATACAATTTATATAGAAAACGGCGACACTGTTACTTTTCAGCTTATACAGGCAGAGAATGACACTAATGGCTGGAATGCTATGGAAAGGGTTCATTCAGCGGGCATAGTTGACAGGTTAGACCACTACCTAATTTATGCTCAACTTGAAATAGAGTCAGGCGGAACAATATCCGACAATACTTATGGTAGTGCGATATTCAATGTCTGGGGCGGTAATGATGTGGCTTGCCTATTCACAAATGCTGTAGGCGGAACACTTACTTTAGGTTCACTTGATGCAGGCGGAAACGGATATAATGGCTTTGATATAACAACTACTTTTGGCGTGGGACACGCAAATGCCAGAATGGCGTTCCAGAATTATGGCGACCTTAATTTATATGGTTCAAGGATATATTCAGAAGCCAATGATATATCAGGAACAATGGACGGCAGGGATTGCCAATTAGCAAGGGTCAATTCTTTTAGTCCGACATTAGATTCAACCTCTGATAATTTAGTTATATTAGATACATCAAGAGGCTGGTTAGAGTTCGCCGCCGCAGGAAAAACTTATTACGGCATTAAATATCACGGCTTCACAAGGTTTGGTGTCCATAGGGCTTCTGGGATTTGGTATGATTGCGAGTGGATGAGCGATGACTGGTATCTGCTTGATGATAACAATTCAGGAAATGTATTTACCTTTGTCGACTGTTCACCAAAGCCTCTATACGTGGATTTTAGATATACAAGCCAATGGTTCTATTGGAAGCACAGGGTTAATGTCATAGTAAGAGATGAAAGCGGGGATTTAGTTAATGGGGCTACGGTGGTATGTAAGGATGTTGACGGGAATACTGTATTTACCAAAACGACAGACGCAACTGGAATGATAGACGAGCAAGAAGTAATAGAAACGCAGATACAAGGACCTGCCGTTAGGGACCAGTTATATCTTGGGGTTGATGATGATGTAAGAACCCCTCATACTATAACAGCTACTTATGGAAGTAAGACTGGAAGTGTAAAGATTGACTTAAGTGCCTCATATGGAAGCACTAACCCACTTGCCATTAGAGTAGAACCGCCTCAAAAGAATGGGTTTTACGACAGCACTTTATATGATGTAACTATCAATTAACAGGAAGGGAATATGGCAGACATAACGATAAGCATACCAGATGAGCTTGTAGTATGGTTTACATACAGTATAAATGGAAGTTAATATGAGAAAATTAATATTTTTGTTAATTATCTGCCTTTTGGCAAGTCCTTGTCTTGCGGAGAAGTATTATGTTTTTATAGACAAGATAGGTTCGGTTGAAAAGGGCGAAGAGGCGGGGCAGAACGAAAAGGGCGATGTGATAGGATGCTATCCTTGCACCCCGCAATATAAACCAACAAGGGCCGAGCTATCACGCTAAACAATAAGGAGAGAACATGAGAACATTTATTATTGCCTTGCTAATGATTATATTAGCAAGTCCACTGTACGCAGATAAGCAGGTAACACTGACCGATGTTGACAACTTACGGATAATCATCGAATTTAATGTATGGGATAGCTCGGCTGCGGCATATCAACCCGCTGTTGTAATCGTGCGGGGCAATGCTACCGACGGAGAAGTGCAAAGAGGGGTAACTAAAATTCTGCGTATCGGTCAGCTTGGCAATCGGCTCTCTCCATCACAAATATACACCGCTGTAAAAAATAATCTCGGACAGGCGGTTGCGAACAAAGTAAAAGAACTCTATCTCGACGGAATAGGGGAGGATATAAGCCAATGAATGGAGAATTTGCCGAGCTTTACAGGGAAATCGACGGAAGGGTTACAAGGCTTGAAACAAAAGTGGAGGAGCGATGGAAGGCACATTCTGATACTGCGAAGATAAGATACGATGTGGCAGAAAAAAAATTTATAGATTTATTTGCCCTCTGCGGAGAGATACGGGACAAGGTTGCCGACCTTCCATGTAAAGAAAGGCATAGTATTTATACCAATATGAACAGACAATTAGGGGTGCTTTGGACGCTTGTAACACTTATAATCGGGGCTCTTGTCTGGAGAATTGTAAATGGCTAAATATGTCGGGTTCGGCATTACAATTCTATTGTTTGCTTTGACGTTTTTTAAAAGCTTTGGCGCCGTTAACGAAAAAGCAATGAACAATGAAAAGCGGATAAAAGAAGTAAAAGAAGATACGAAAGAGAGCAGAAAAGAATTTCAAGAATTTATGATGAAGCAGACCGAAATAGACACAAGACAGCAGACAATATTAGAGAGTATGGATAAAATGATAGAGCGACTAAATGCCAACTGAATTTAATGGATTTACCAGAATGATATTGCATGATTTAAAGCATGTGTCCATTGTTCTTAATAAAGCACATGAGGCAATGTTGAACGGCAGGCAGGTCGAAGCCGAGAGCAATATAAGGGTGGCAATAAACATAATTGACAGCGCAATACTGCGGGAATTAAAAACGGAGAGGGAGCATGATAAATAAAATAATCGACAAACTGTTAAGCGGGAGGTTCTGGCTTACCATAATGGCAGGGCTGGCTTTTATGTACTCTGTGTACGCAAAGATATTACCGAGTGAGGCGGTGGCGAGTATAATAACAATGGTTTTCGTAAGTTATTTCGAGAGGCAAGACAGAACGAAGAAAGGAGAGTAATATGAGAAAGTGGGTAATTGTTTTAGCAATAGGGATTATGTTGTTACCGTCATTGTGCTATGCTGGCATAATAGCGGATAATTTGTCAAAATTGCCTGGTGTTAAGCAGGGCATCGGTTGGGATATTGAAGATGAGGACCTGCTCAATATCACCTCTGTTGATGCGGTAACATGGGGTGAGGGCAGGTTCGGCATGAAAGAGGACAAGATAGGTCTTGGAGGTGGTATCGCTACCGACTTCGATGATACCACTTACCCAGTGGCAACATTGAATTATAAACTTGGCGGCTTACAAGATTTCGGGTTCAGTTACCCATTGCAAGAATTTGTGAATATCGAGGTTGGCGGCTTTCTCGGGCGTGATATAGATTCTAACAGCGATAAAGATTGGCATTGGGGAGTGCAGGCGAACATTATACAGATAAAATTTTAACCAAAAGGAGATGGGGCGGTATGACACTTCCGAGAGATAACTATTATACTATACATAAAGAAGAAGCAAACGTTATGCTGCCCCATTTACTACAATGAAAAAATTTCTATTATACAAAGCATTGCTTTGGATTATGAATTCCCTCGATGATAAGGATTCGCTTACAGAGGCGTCCCGTGGTGTTGCTGAATATTTCGGGTATATGAAATTTAGTAATCTTTATAACAAATTATTAAAGTGGATGCAAGATGACTTATCGAAACTCAAAATATATGAATAGCGGGAAACGCCCATACGGATTATTGCGATGGATTGATATAAAAAGGGAAATACACAGGGTATTCCCAGAGATAAAGCTAAAAGAAAAAGAATTTAATAGGCGTGCAAAAGAAATACACAACGAAATAATGAGAGCAATAGCAGAGTATAATTATTATTAACGAGATTGTGCGTTTATACTTCTGGTTATATTATCTCTGTAAATCTGCCTATTTAATTTCATTTTTATATCAACATATAAAAACCACGTTTTTGCCGCTTCAAGTAAAATTTTATCGACTTCAAAAAATTCTTCTTTTGTTTTTTGTCTGATTATATAACCCCTGCTATCATAATACATAGTAGCTTTTTTTAAAAATTCATACCCCGTTTCTGTTGCTGATATTACATCATTTTTTGCTATAATTGGTCTTGCAATATCAGTCGCAAAGCAAGTCGTTGTCGTTAAAATTAAAATCCCCGCAATCAGAAGATAACTTTTCATAATACAAGTCCTCCGTTTCTGTATATATTGTCGAGTAACCTATTCTTTTCTCCAGCTTATTTATACTTTTTATCAAAACTTTTACTTCTTCCACTAATTCGTTTTCTCGTGTAATTGCTATATATTCGTTACAATGCTCTACCCACGCATAAAATAAAAGCAAGAGAATTATTATAACTATACCGATTTTCTCCATTTTCACCCCCCTATTATGTGTATTATATTATTATACTCAAGGAAATATATTAGCAAAGTTATTAAGTATATCATAATAGTAACCAATGTAATTTTTGATAACTCTTTTAAGAATGGCATAATTTTTCTCATGTTGATATATATTTCTTTTATATATTCATTTATCATAGAAAAGCGGGGTCAAGATGAAAAAATAGTAAACTTATTAGAGCACCAAAAATAATAGAAATTATTATTATGCCAATGATTATAAATATATCCCTCATTTATGCGCCTCCTTCCATAGTATAAATATTAAGCAACATATAGCATGGGCAAGGTGATGTAACCCGCTTTCCTGATCTTTAATCTCCCCCTTTTTCCATGCAGTTAAGTGCCGCAGGCAAGCCGAATAATATCTATTTTGTATATCGTGGACACGCTTCCAATTATCGGCTTCTGGGTATTTCTTTGCCCCGTAATTTAAGACCCTTATCACTTCCTCGATGGGTTCGATGGCGAGTTTAATAACCTTCTGTTCCCGAAATGATAACTTCGATACCTCGGCTATTATTCCATCGAGCATTTGTTCTCGTTCCTCTGTGCGTAATCAAGCGCGGCATATCCGAATAGGTCGAGCATCTCCATTACTGCCTCTCCTATGCAATTCTTGTGCCGCCAATCATTTCCATACTTTTTATGGGCTTCTATAATCCGCCTCCTTTCTATGGCGCAGAACTCGTCATAGTGCTTAAGTAAGACATCAAGGCTTACTTCATGTTTTCCCATAAATCCTCCAATGAGTAGAATATGGGAATTCCCAACTCCTTTGCCCTCTCTATCTCTGCCTGCGTTCCTCGGCTGTTCTCGCTGTTCGGGAGGACAAGTAGCGCCTCGGACCCCTCAAGCCATGCAAGGGAATAATTATAATAGTCCTCGACCTTTAATGTTTCCCCTTCCCTGAACAAGCTAAAATGATAATCGAACCATGGCACGAATGGCGCAAATCCCGCCCTTAATACATCAAGCCCTGCTCTCATGCCCCTTCCCATGTTGCGAAGGGTATCAAGCGTGTTATTGGCGCTGTAAGCCCCTGCCACGTACACCCTTTTCATATATCCTCCTATATTTCAAGCTTAAATCCCCATGTTCTGGGACGCTTATCCGATACTCCAAAAAAATATTGACGCGGAACTGACATCTGGCCAAATCTCTCCCACGCATAATTGTCGTTTTCTATAAATGAGCCGTTTACTATGGTAAAAGACTTTGAGGAAACCGGTATTTCCATAGCAACGTGAAAATGTCCTATGCACTCTATATCATACGGAACCTCTATCCTCCGGCTCTTGCCCTGCCTCACAATACCGTAATAGGGCAAAGACATCCAAGAGTAAACAGAGTTTCCATGATGCAGGAGGTATCGCCATCCCCTTATCTTTTGAAGGTAATACCAGCTCTCGGGTACGATGAATTTTATCCTCGGCTCATGGGCAAAGACCATCTCAAGAATTTTCCCAAGATGATATTCAAAATAGTTGCTAATCGGTTCCGCCTCTCTGTAAAAAGCCGTTCTCCCATGATTTCCCACCAGTTTTATATAAGTTACATTCTTAAAAATACCAAGAAAGGCTTTTAATAGATCTGTAAGAGCTTTGACGCCCATCCATAACTGCTCCCCCACGCCCATATCTATATTAAACCGCTGTCCAGGGAATATCCTATCATTATCTATCATATCACCGACATCGAATATATACAGGTTGTCGAGCTTGAATGATGTCGATAACAGCTGGACTATGCTATATATCGAAGTGGCAAGATTGTTAAATCTTTTTATAACTATCTCTGTGTTGTGAGTAATGGAGGTTTTCCCAGTTTCTGGGTTTAGAAATGTGTTCTCTTTCCCAATGTGTGCATCACCCAAAAGCAGGACAGCGTCTTCGTGTTGTTTTCCCGTAAATATTTTTTTATATGGCGTGACTATTGGGCCTATATCCTCTAACATTTTACACAGCGTTTTTGCAATAGCTTCGGCAGTTACCGAGTTCTCTGGCGTGCCTGTCCTTGCGCCAGCTTTCCTATATCTTTGCAATGCCTTTTTTAAGGCGGAATATGATATGTTTTCATGTTTTGCTACGGCTTTATATGTTCCCCTAATATCTTTTTGTTCCTCAAGCCAGTTAAATATTTGTTGCGTCCACATGATTTTTCCACTCTTGTCTCTTGGTATCTGCACACCCACCCCCTTTTTGTTTATAACGCTTAACATCAACCTATACGACAATCGATTTGGACGGTAGTTTTTTGTTCCAGAACACTCTTTCTATGTTTCTTCTTCTCTTTTCCCTGCATACCCCCCCCTCAAGCTCACCTTTTCTTTTTCATAAACAACTTTCCACTTCTCTGGATGTCTGCCATTATAATTATATTCACTAACATAAACCGCATGGTTCTGTTTTTCAGCCCAGCCCCAGAAAGCTTTATGGTTAAATTCTTCTTTTAAATAATTTACCGCTTCTTTTATTTTATATGGTATGTCGCAATAGACAACGCTGTTGGGAGATATTTTTACATCTCTATAATCTTGTTGTAGTCGTTCCAGCCTCGCCAGTTGTTCCAGCTGTTGCAGTCGTTCCAGTCGTTCCAGTTGTTCCAGTTGTTCCAGTCGTTGCAGCCCCGCCAGTTGTTCCGGCTGTAGTTGTTGTAGTTGCAAAAAAGAATATCGCCTTTTCAAGTAGTTTGTTCGTATCCAATTAACAACCCTTAAATGTTCTCTCCGTCCGCCCCCCTCCCGATAGGTCTCTTTATATAAGTTCAAAAACACTTCTGGTTTATCTATCCTATATTTTTTCAAAACTTCTTTCAGAAAACCGTAAGTGTATAACTTTTCAAAATAAGACCAATTATCAAAGATTACAACATAATGAAATGCCTTCTTAATGGGTTCTATATCTTTTGGAAATAAATAACTTCTACCATTATTACCAAAACTCCAGACCCACCTTATATATGGGTCAGGCTTATCTTTTTTCAATTCATTACGAAACATTTCCCTGCTTATCCATCTTTTCTCATTTCTGTATTTGCCCGAAATCGCATCACAAAAAAGTTTTGGTGCGTTATTTATATCGTTGATAATATATTTTTTATACCCTCCGTGAAATAAATCGTGTTTTTTAATCATTAAGGCATGGGTGATAGCGCAACCACCAGCAAATAAATCATAGAAATTATCTGCGATTGGGAACAAAGAAACAATTTCTCTGGCTATTTTAGACTTGCTCCCCAAATATGGTGCCCCGTAATTCATATATCACCAGCCCATTCTTGCTATAATATGATATTAAAAAGTTAATTCTGACTTATTATATTATCTACCAGTCCGAAACTTAATATATAGATAATTGATAGCACAAATAATAGTGCCCAAGCATATGGAGCTACGCACATATAAAAACATATTTTATAAATCTTTAATTGCTTTTCTATATTTTTATTCATAACTCCCCCTTATTATATTATTATAATACCCATTTCCATTGTTGTAGAAAAAACCCTTGCCGGTTGTTATATCCCATATCATTATAAAGAAAATAATAAAAATGATTATTGCAAAAAACACACTTCTTCTGCGTTCTGTTTTTAATATTGGGTTGGGCAGGGAATAAAAAAGAAACATAAAATATAGAATATGTAATGGCATTGATATAAAAAATACAAAAAAGTCATTATTGACGGTATATATAAGCAATATTGACAATATATAAGCAATCGTTATACAGATAATATGCATTTCTTCCTTCTGTAATCCTTCTTCTCTCTACGCCTCCCACGCTAAATTGTTATATTCGACAGGTGTCAGCTTGAAACTGTGCGCTTGGGCTTCATCAGCTTTCTCAAACTCATATGGCACAAACTTGACATATTCTCTATTCGTGGAAGGGCAGAAGTAGCGGAGCAGCTTAACGACTCTATCCGGGATGAGGTTTTCAATTCCATAGAGTTCGTTACGGTCTGACTTGTCTATCAATTTAGCGTCGAGTTCTTTTAACAGGTTCTTCGCACCATATAATTTAAGGGCGATATATCTTTGTTCTATATTCTTAAGCTTCAATATATCTTTAGCTGGAAGTTTTCTATTTGTTACCTTTTCCCATAGTTCTTTTCCAAATCCTACACCATGAATAAAGAAAAACTCGCTTCCCTTTTTCCACCTAATCGCCGGCTCTGTAAGTGAATGAAATCTTGGTGGTGTTGCTGTGTCTACTTTTACTATCGGAGTTGGTGCAAGATACAGGGTATCTTCATGTTCCGCCCTATACCCAAGTCCATATTCTTTGGCTTGCATTAAAAGTTCGCAGTATTCTAAATATTTAAAATCGTTCTCATTGGGCAACTTGCCCTTATCTGGATTTTGGCAATACTCATATTCATAAATGTAATAATCGAAATCATAATCTAATGCAAACCACGCAAACTCCGCAGACCTCGCAGACCTCGCAGACCCCGCAGACCTCGCAGACCCCGCAGACCTCGCAGACCTCGCAGAACTCGCAGATCTCGCAGACCACGCAGAACTCGCAGACCTCGCAGGGCCCGCAGCCCTCGCAGACCTCGCAGACATCGCAGACCTCGCAGACCACGTAGACCACCCAGACCACGCACAATCACAAGCCCTGCTATACTCCTTGTCAAAAATATCAATGTACCATTTGACATTCTTTGGTCTTTTTAAACCAAATAAATCATAGGTCTTCAGGATACATTCTTCTGCGTTCTTCTTGTCGAGAGTAAAATCTTCTCTTTCTATATTTCGGCACATTCTCTCGATAAGAACGGGTCGAACTCCTGCTCGCTCTCTACGATATAAGTGTAGTTCATCACGCCTCCCACGCTAAATTGTTATATTCGACAAGTGTCAGCTTGAAACTGTGCGCTTGTGCTTCATCAGCTTTCTCAAACTCATATGGCACAAACTTGACATATTCTCTATTCGTGGAAGGGCAGAAGTAGCGGAGCAGCTTAACGACTTTATCCGGGATGAGGTTTTCAATTCCATAGAGTTCGTTGCGGTCTGACTTGTCTATCAATTTAGCATCGAGTTCTTTTAACAGGTTCTTCGCGCCATATAATTTAAGGGCGATATATCTTTGTTCTATATTCTTAAGCTTCAATATATCTTTAGCCGGAAGTTTTCTGTTTGTTACCTTTTCCCATAGTTCTTTTCCAAATCTTACACCATGAATAAAGAAAAACTCGCTTCCCTTTTTCCACCTAATCGCCGGCTCTGTAAGTGAATGAAATCTTGGTGGTGTTGCTGTGTTTACTTTTACTATCGGAGTTGGTGCAAAATACAGGGTATCTTCATGTTCCACCCTATACCCGAGTCCATATTCTTTGGCTTGCATTAAAAGTTCGCAGTATTCTAAATATTTAAAATCGTTTTCATTGGGCAACTTGCCCTTATCTGGATTTTGGCAATACTCATATTCATAAATGTAATAATCGAAATCATAATCTACTGCAATCCATGCAGACCCCGCAGACCGTGCAGACCCCGCAGCCCTCGCAGCCCTCGCAGACCTCACAGAGCTCGCAAACCACGTAGACCACGCAGACCCCGCAGAACTCACAATCCACGCAGACCCCGCAGACATCGCAGAACCCGCAGACCCCGCAGACCCCGCAGAACTCGCAGACCTCGCAGACCTCGCAGCCCTCGCAGCCCTCGCAGAACCCGCAGACCTCACAGAGCTCGCAAACCACGCACAATCACAAACCCTGCTATACTCCTCGTCAAAAATATCAATGTACCATTTGACATCCTTTGGTCTTTTTAAACCAAATAAATCATAGGTCTTCAGGATACATTCTTCTGCGTTCTTCTTGTCGAGAGTAAAATCTTCTCTTTCTATATTTCGGCACATTCTCTCGATAAG